TGACTACATCGAGCGCTTCTACAACCCGCGCAGGCGGCACTCGAAGCTCGGCTACATCAGCCCCATGGAATTCGAGGCCCGCGCTATGCTAGCTTAACTTGATGTCCACGAAACCGGCAGCAGGCCAGGTTGAAGCGCCCAGGCCTTTCGCGGGTGACCCCAAAATTCCGACCGCTGACCTTTCCGCCGAAGGCGGTCCGCTGAAGGTACAGGAACCTCCCAGCCCGCTCGAGGTCGGTGAGTGTGTCTGGGTCCACCGCCACCAGGCGCTCGAACTCGGCTCGGGTGGTAAGCTGGAAGCGCAGGGATTCGATAAACTGCGGGTAGTGGCGCTGGAGGATGCGGAAAAGGTTGGCGATGTCTCTCGCACGGTCGTTGATCACCTCGGCCCGCGGCCGGGCGGAGCGGCGCAGGAAGATGCCCCCCATGCCGACGAAGGGCTCGGCGTAGGTGGTGCAAGGCGCGGCGTCGAGGATCGCGCAGATGCGCCGAGCGAGGTTGCGCTTGCCGCCCTGCCAAGGGGCAACGGGTGAAGCAGTAAAAGTCGGGATCATCGGGGGCTCCTGTTATTCGGAACATAACAGGAACATTCGCGCGATGGGAGGAAAAAGTCAGGCCGCCCTCATGCCCCTGAGCAAGGTGAATGGCAGCTTGAGGCCGGGAGAGTGAACCAACAGCTCCGTTCCTACACGCTTCTGCTGAGCAGAATAATTGATCGAGAAGCGATAAGCTGGGCAGCTCTGATAGAGAGAACGGATCTCCGGCGCGTCGTCATACGTCATCACCCAGGGAGAGGTCAGTTCAAGCACACGCTCGGCCAGAACAGCGTGATCGTCCTTCCGGTAGAAGTTGGTGTACAGGCTGCTGCCCTTGTTGAAGTAAGGGGGGTCGATGCACAGAAGGGTGTTTTCGGTCCCCTCGTCCACGAACTTGTCAATGAAGTCGATCGCATCCAGGCGGGTCAGTTCGACCCGGTCACGGTACAGACCGATACGCCGCACCCGGTCCGCCAAGTCCTCCCGGTTGAAGCGGCAGTCGATCTTGTAATTTCCTCGCTGGTCGAGACCCCCAATGACGCCTCCGCTCTTGATGATCCCCGAACGGTTCGTCCGGTTCAGAAAGAAGGCCGCGAAGCCCAGCGTGACCACGTCATCCGTCGAACCTTCCAGGAGGATCGCTCGATGCTGATGCCATGCATCCACGGTTACCTCGGCTGTCGCGATGCGGCGGGCCAGCTCCTCAGTATGGTTGAGGGTGGCCTCCCAGAAGGCCCATATGGCAGGGTCCAGGTCGTTGATGGCGATCTGAGCGACCACCCCATCGAACAGCAGACGAAGAGCTAGGCCGCAGCCTCCCGCGAACGGCTCAGCATAGGTGCAGAACCGGAGGTCGTTCGCGACGATGACGTCCCGCAACGTGCGGGCCAAGGCGGATTTTCCGCCCGGATATCGGAGGGGGGAATTGGTGAAGGCCATACGACGATCTCAGAGGATTTCCTTACCGATAGCATGCGCTTGCGGCTACGGCCATGGGGTTCCTGACGCGTGCGAGCCGTTGAGCACTTGGAGAACGCGTACGATCACTGGCCTGATCGTCACCATGTCGTTGTAAAGCTGCTGTCCGTCCATCCACGCGCCGCTAGGTGCATGTTTTGTCAGGTTACCATTATCGTGGAGCCTGCCAATTGCCCCAAGGAGTTCCTTTCTGCGGCTCTTGTCAGAAAACCCGAGACTCTTGTCCAGATAGTTGGCACTGAACACGTCTTTGAAGCACTTGTCCGGCGTACCCTGAACGTTGGCTCCGAGGGTTTCTAAGAAAGACCAGCACCCTACAACCAAGAGAGGCGTGTGCTGGAGGGAAACGTCACAAATCGAGTGATAAAAGGAGATCAGTTTCTGAGAACCGAGGGTCTCCAGCTCCGATGCAATGTCCTGATCATATCGAAGGTTCTGAGCTTTCTTCGGAGGCGGGGGTGATTTTGTTCCTCCGCCCCCTGTTCCTCCAGCCCCGGTGCCGCCGCCTGTGCCGCTGCCTGGACTGGCCGGACCGGCGCCGCCTGTTGTCTTGGAGCTCCCAGAGCCGCTAGAGGTCGCCAGGGCAGCCTTTCGACCGGTTATCCACAGCCCAATAGCGGCTTTGTCGTACCGAGTGTTTACTTTCCCGGCCAGCATGTCGTCGATTAGGGCCTTGAGTTCCCGATCAAAGACGGTTTGGTCGTCGACGACCAGATCGTCTGTCCCGTCGGCATAGTGAAAACCGGCGTGTTGACGAAACGACGGGTTGGACACAAATCGTTGCAAGGTGCTAACCTTGCCGTTCCGTGCCTTGCGGCTGATCCATCCTTGCTGCTCAGCGTAATCTAGAAGATCCACGACACGCTTGTTTCGGGTCTGACCAAACGCGCGGACCTGCTGATCAGGCTTCCATGAGTTGCGACCAGCAGGGTTGCTGTCGCGCTGGTGGAGCAGCTTGATCCAGTGATCAAGGTCAGCCTTGCTGCTAAATTCGATCGCCTCGATATCCTCGGGCAGGGCGCTGGCGTCGAGTTTCTTAAAGCCAGCCTGATACTTCTTGGGGGCCAGACGAAAGTCCGCGACCATTTTCATGGCGCCGATGCGGCGATTGCCCTCATGCACAATGTAGGTCTGCCCGCCCTTCGCCTTACGGCCTGGTGCTGCCACAACACCGATAAGTTCAAGCGGATTGAGACCGTTGGTAACGATGTCCTCGCCAATCTCGACCATCTGTTCGCGTTCGCAGAGCTCTTCAAGGGCGGCGCTCTCGTCCTTGACCGGATCGAAGCGGGGATTTTCCGGGTTTAGCGAAAGCTGGCTCAGCTTCACTGTGATGCGCTTGTGAACGGACAATTTTCCTCAATCCCTCACCGTGTGGCCCCACCAGACCACCCGACCGATGATCTCGGCGCGCTTGAGGCGGTCGCCGGTCAGGACTTCGACCGGGAATTCGTTGTTGTCGGACAGCAGATGCATCTGGCCGGTCTCGGGTCGCTCAACGCGCTTGATCCTCGGGCCGTCGGCAGTGTTCACGGCGAAGATCGGGGGACGGCGGCGGTCTTCCGGGCCGCGTTTGCGCACCGCGACCTCGCGCGAGCCGGTGTCGATCAACACCATGTCGTCGTCGTGCAGGGTCGGTGCCATGCTGTCGCCGCGGACCCGGGCGATCCGCGCCTTGTCGGCCGCGATGCCCATGCGGTCGAGCCAGTCGCGACGGAACGCGAGGTGGCCGATCACTGCCTCGGTGTCGTTTTGCGCCGAATACCCCGCGGCGAGGAAAGCATCGTGGACGGGGATGCTGGCATAGCGGTCATCTGAGCTGATCACTTGAGGTGAAACAACCGATCGAGGCGGTCCAATGTATAGCTCGAGCCCTAACGCCGCACAGATTTCGTCAACACGCGACAGCGTCGGCCCAGCTTTTTTCTCCGTCCGCAAGACGTTCCGGATGGCGTCTGATGGAAGGCCATGAGCGGTTTCGGCAGCAAATGGCGTGGTTTCCAGCTCGGCGAGCCGGGCCCGAACAATCTCTGAGAAGGTGCCGTCCGAAAATCTCATGTTCGGGACTTTTACCGATCTGTTGAGACTTGACTATCGGTAAGTTTGCCGGTTGTATAGTCGGTAACAACACCGAGCAGCCAATGAACACCGAAGCACTAGTTTCTCTCGCCAGCGCCTACGCTGGCCACACCGGTCGAACCCTTTCGACGGTCTCGACCTATGCAGCAGGGGACGGGAAGTTTTTCCCGCGATTGGCTGCAGGGGCGGGCTGCACACTGAAGCGCGCCAACCGCATCATTTTGTGGTTCTCGACCAATTGGCCCGCCGATCTGGAATGGCCTCGTGGGGTCCCGCGGCCCGTCAGATCGAAGGACGCTGCCTGATGGGCCGGGTCACCCCAGAGGTGATGAGGGTCAGCCATGACCCCCGGTGAGCGTCACCAGCGCCTCGCGGAGATCATTACGGCCCAGGACGAGCTGGCCGCGGCCTTCATGCGGCTGGACTGGATGGTGCGCGACCTGATGCGCGCCGAGTTCTGCGAGCCGCCCAACCTTGCCCGCCGGCCGGCCGCCGCGGGTGCCGAGGATGCGTCTGTTCCAGCGGTCGTCACCACCCTTTCAAAAGAGGTTGAAGCGTGAGCCCCATGCAACTCGAGACCGCGGCCGATCGCGCCGCGAGGATCGCCCGCCAGCGCCGCCAGGCTCTGACCGGCCCGCAGCGGATCGACTGCGACGACGCCCCGGTCTCGTCCATCGAGACCATGGCCGAGGTGAGAGCGCGGTTGGCGCGCCGCCTTGACCCCGTCTACGCGGCGCGGGCGGCCGTCGAGGCACTGCCTGAGCGGCAGCGTGTCGAGCTGATCGGCGAGCTGCTCTGCTCGCTCCGCGGAGCGCGGGCCAAGGATCACCTCGCGCGGACCCGGAACCTCATCACGTGCCAGATGCACCGGCTGATCACGTCCGAATACGATGCCGAGGTCGCGGCGCGGCCCGGCCTGATGGCCCCCGAGATCGCGCGGCCCGAGGGGCCGGCACCGGCATCCAGCCCATCCCTCGCCCGGCGCTCCCCCGCCGAGGACAGGGCCGACCTCGGGGCGGCGGTAGCTGCCACTCCCCGCCCCGAGGCGCGGGTATCACCCGGACGGCGCATGGTGCGCGCGGCGCAGGCGCTCGACGACAGCTGGATCGGCGACGCATTGGGCGCCGTCTGCCTCTTCGCGGGCGGCTACCTGCTCTTCGTGGTTGCGGGGGTGCTGTCGTGAGCGGGTTTTCGGTCCGGTGCGAACGGGGCGAGTACCTGGTGATCGACCCAAACGGGCGCGTGGCGGCGCGGGGCTTCCGTGCGCCGGATCGCGCAGAGGCAAAGGCCGAGGCCCTGGCTCGCACACCGGACAAGCGCGCAGGGGATCGACCCTGCATGTGCTGCCGCCGGGTTTTCCGCAGCGAAGGCATCCACAACCGCCTGTGCACAGAGTGCCGCCGCCAGACGGCCGACCATGACGCCTGGGGGCCTTCTCCCGGCAAAGCCCGCTTCGGGCGGCGCAGCTGACATTCAACGAGACCACGCGAGACGATCATGCCCGAGCCGACCCTGATCCAGAGCAAGACCAGCCTTCCGGTCGCGGAAATCCGCGCCGATCGTCGCCTGCGCCCCGTCAGCGAGGCCGGGGTCGAGGCGATCCTCGCCTCGGTGGGCGAGCTGGGCCAGATCGTCACGCCGCTCACCGTGCGGCAGCGGCAGGTGCAGGGCAGCGGGCTGGTCTATGAGCTTCTGGATGGCGCTCACCGGCTCGAGGCGGCGCGACGGCTCGGTCACAGCGAAGTCCCGGTGCGGGTGTTCGAATGCACGGGCGACCAGGCGGCGCTGATGGAGATCGACGGCAACCTGGCGGGCGCGGAGCTGAATGCGCTCGACACGGCGGTGTTCCTGGCGACGCGGAAGGCGGTCTACGAGCGGCTGCACCCGGAGACCCGCGAGATGACGGGCCGTGGCCTCGCCGCGAAGCGGTGGGATGCGGCGGACATGATGTCCGCCGCATCGTTCGTTGCCACTACCGCCGAGAAGTTCGGCCTGTCCGAGCGCCATGTCCGCCGGATGACCGCGGCGGGCGCCCGGCTCGGCCCCGACGAGGTGCAGCAGCTGCGGCTGGCGCCGCGTCCGGTCACGCTGGCCGATCTGCAGGCGATCAGCGCCATCGGCGAAGCGCCCGAGCGCTACGAGGTGGTGCGCCAGCTGGCGACCGGCGAGGCCAAAAGCGCGGCGGCGGCCCGCAAGGCATGGTTCCACCGTGAGAACCCGCCTGCGCCGGTCGATCCGGTTGATGCGGAATACCTCGCGCTTCTCGACAAGTGGCACCGCGCCCGAAAGGCGGCGCGCCGGCGGTTCGTCAACGAGATGTTCGCGGACCTCTCGCCGCTGGTCTCGGACGAGGCAGAGCGGCGCGAGGCGAGCGACACCACCACGCTGCGGGCGGGTGAGGCATGAGCCGCGAACCCGACCAGTTGTGGTGGACCGCGGCCGAGCTGGCTGATGCGGCGCTGCCCGATCTGCCCGGCACAAAGCGGCGGGTGAACGATCTGGCCATGCGGCTGGGGTGGGGGGCGATGCCCGGCAAGTCCCGCCGCCGCAGCGCCCGCGGCGGCGGTGTGGAGTACCACTGGTCCGTGCTGCCGGCGCGGGCACGGGCGGCGCTGCTCGCGGCACACGATGCCGCGGCCGAGGCGGAGCCGATCCGGCCCCGCGAGGAGGTCTGGGCCGAATTCGAGGCGGCTGGAAGCGCGGTTGCGGTGAAGGCCGCGCAGCGCCTCGAGGCGCTGCAGGCGGTCGAAGCGCTCGTGCGGGCCGGGACCGGCCGCGATGCGGCCATCCGCGCGATCGCCAGCCGCGACGGGGTGTCGGTTCGCAGTGTCTGGGGCTGGGCCGAGCTCGTGCGCGGCGTGTCGCCCGAGGACTGGCTCGCCTATCTGGCCCCGCGTCACCGGCGGGGACCGGTCGGGATGCAGACCCGCGTCGATCCCGAGTTCGGTGATCGTCTGAAGAGCGATTTCCTGCGCCTCGCGCAGCCGAGCTTCACCTCGTGCTACGAGCGGACCCGGCGCTGGGCCGCGAAGGAGGGCGTGCCGGTGCCGGCGCTCCACACGGCGCGACGCTGGTACCAGCGGACCACCTCGACGGCGATGGAGGTTCTGGCGCGCAAGGGCGTTGACGCGCTCAAGCGGCTCTATCCTGCCCAGATCCGGGATCGCTCGGGGCTCCACGCCCTCGAGGCGATCTGCGGCGACTATCACCGCTTCGACGTGTTCGTACGCATGCAGACGCCCGACGGCGAGCAGGTGGTCCGTCCGCAGATGGTCGCCTTCCAGGACCTGTTCTCGGGCAAGATCCTCGCCTGGCGGCTCAGCCACAGCGCCAACAGCCAGACCGTGCAGCTCTGCCTGGGCGACCTGATCGAGCACTGGGGCATCCCGAAACATGCGCTGCTCGACAACGGGCGCGAGTTCGCGGCCAAGACCATCACCGGCGGCACCCCGACCCGGTTCCGGTTCAAGGTGACCGAAGAGGACATCCCCGGGCTGCTCACCACGCTCGGCTGCGAGGTCCACTGGGCCACCCCGTACAGCGGTCAGTCAAAGCCCATTGAACGGGCGTTTCGAGACCTCTGTGACCGGGTCGCCAAGCACCCCGCCTGTGAGGGCGCCTACACCGGCAACAGCCCGGACGCGAAGCCCGAGAACTACGCCAGCCGCGCGCTCGAGTTCGAGGAGTTCCGGGCGCTCGTCGACGCAGAGATCGCTGCGCACAACGCCCGGCCGGACCGTCGGACCGAGGTGGCCTTCGGCCGGTCCTTCGACGACGTGTTTGCCGAGAGCTATGCCCGCGCGCCGATCCGCAAGGCCACGGCAGAGCAGCGGCGGCTATGGCTGATGGGCGCGCGGGGCGTCTCGGTCAATCGCACCAACGGCCGCATCAGCTTCATGGGCAACGCCTATTTCGACGAGTGGCTGCACGAGCACCTGGGCGCGACCGTGGTGGCGCGGTTCGACGCGGATGCGCTGTGGGATGGGCTGCACATCTACGCCCTGTCCGGCGCCTACCTCGGTTTCGCGCCGTGCCAGGAGAAGGTCGGGTTCTTCAGCGCCGAGGGCGCGAAGGAGATCAAGCGGGCCCGGACCAACTTCACGAAGGCGACGCGGGCGCAGCTGGAGGCTCATCGCCGCCTGAACGCCGCCGAGGTCGCTGCCGGCGCGCTGGGGGCGATGCCCCCGGCGCCGGCGCCGCCGCCGGCCCGCGTGGTGGAGATGCCGGTCCCCCACAAGCGCGCTGCGCGCGTCAGCCGGGCATCGGCAGAGGACGAGCGGCCCGTCGAGGAGGTGGTGACCTCTCTCACGCGCCACCGCACGGCGCGCGGCGCGCGTGTCGAGGATGAACGTGACCTGTTCGCACGGGCGCTGGAGTTCGAGGCGTCGCTCGCCCGCGGCGAGGCACTGACCGCGGACCAGGCGCGGTGGCTGCGCGGCTACCAGACGCATCCCGACTACCGGGCGCAGAAGCTGCTCGCCGAGCAACTTGGGCAGGGACTGCGAGGATAAGGCGGCGCGGCTGATTTCACAGGCCAACCGCGCCGATCGACTGAACGATGGAGGCAAGGATGACAGAGCAGAGAGAAGAAAAAAAGACCTTGGCGCCGCTTCGCAACGTGAGCCGGATGCTGGCGCTGATCGACAGGTTGCAGAACCGGGGCGACGGTGTCCCCGGGATGGGCTGCTTCTACGGCTTCTCGGGCCTCGGGAAGTCCATGGCCTCGTCGTTTGCGGTGAACACCACGCGCGCGGTTCACGTCCAGATGAAGAGCGTCTGGACGCACAAGCGGCTCTGCGAGGCGATCCTCGACGAGCTCGGCTTGCCCGCCCGCGGCACCGCCGCCGACATGGTCGACCGCATCGCCGAGGCGCTCGCGGCCGACAGCCTGCCGCTGCTGATCGACGAGGCGGATTTCCTGGTCAAGAAGGGGATGATCGAGATCGTCCGCGACCTCTACGAGATGTCCGAGGTTCCGGTCATCCTGATCGGAGAGGAGCTGCTGCCGCAGAAGCTGAAGCGGTGGGAGCGGGTCCATGGGCGCATCAGGTCGTGGGTCTCGGCGGAGTTGGCCGACGACAGGGACTTCGAGCTCCTGCGCACGATCCGGGCTCCGGGCATCGACATCGAGCCGGAACTGGTCAAGGCGATCAAGGTCAACAGCAACGGGAGCGCCAGGCGGCTGGTGGTCAACCTCGACGAGGTCGACGAGATCAGTCGTCGCATCGGACGCGACCGCGTCGGCATGGCCGACTGGGGCAACATGCCGTTCTACACTGGCGACGCGCCGCTTGCCCGGGGGTATGCGGCATGAGCGGACAGGGCGCAAAGAAGACCGCGCTGGCCGACGAGCAGCGGCAGGCGGCATGGCTGCAGGTCGCTGACCGTGACGGCTTCACGGCGACCGAGCTGGCGACCGCCACGGGCATGTCGCCCGAGTGGGCCCGCAAGGTGATCCGCGAGTGGCAGGCCGAGGGGTTGATCGCCGAGGCCGGGCAGGAGGGCCAGACGACGGTCTGGAAGCCCAGCGCGCCGCCGACCGACGATCAGTCGGTCTACGCCCGGGAGAGCCGTCGGCCCGAGTTCGCGATGTGGCGCACGATGCGGACGCTGCGCCGGTTCGCGGCGGCTGACGTCCATCTTACAGCCAACACCGATGCGACGCCGCTGACGGTCGCCGACATCCAGAAGTACTGCTCGACGCTCGCGGAAGCGGGATACCTCGCGGTGGCTTCCAAGGGCCGCCCTGGGCACCGCGCCGCCGTCTACACCATCAAAGGTCGGCCTGGGCCGTTCCCGCCCCGGCTCGTGCGGGTGCCGGCCATTTACGACCCCAACGAGGGCTCGTTCCGCGTCCTCGAGCGTCGGGTCCGCCCATGAGCCCGGTCGATCACGTCGCCAAGGCCCGTGCCGCCTGGGGCGCGAACGTCCCGAGCTGGGTGATCGCGCTTGCAGAGGCCTGCGCGAAGGCGAGCCAGAACCGCGTGGCCCAGCGGCTCGGCGTGAGTGCGTCCCTCGTCTCGTCGGTACTGGCCAACAAGTACCCCGGAGACGTCGAGCGTATTGCCGAGATCTGCCGGGGCGAGTTCGAACGCCAGACGATCGCCTGCCCGGTGCTGGGGGATATCGCCCCGCTGGCCTGCCGCCGCTGGCAGCTGCGAGCCGACCGGCTCCGGACCGGCAACAACCAGAACGCTCGCATGTTCCGCGCCTGCCGCGGGTGCGGCCGCTATCGCAAGGAGGAGATCGAATGATGACCGTCGACGACATGCAGCGCGTGCTGTCGCTGCCAGGCGATCCCGAGCACCCGGAGTTCGGGCCGGCGGTGATGGAGGCCGGTGCGCGCCTCGCCATGGCCGCGGCCGACGACAGAGGGCTGCGCGCTGCGCTGCACGAGGCTGTGCAGCTGGTGCTGGTGGGGATGTCAATCGAGACAGACCGGCCGCGCGCCACCCTGCACATGCTGATCGCCGAGCTGACCGAGGGTGCCGAGGAGCTGCTCGCCCTGACCGGCCACGCCCGGCACGACGCTTGACCCCGAAGGAGACGATGATGGCGAAGAAAGTGAAGACGAAGGCGGTGCCGGCCCTGCCGATCCCTGCCGACGACACCGAGGCGCGCGAGGCGATCCGCGAGATCGGCGATCGTCAGCGCGAGGCGCTGCGGTTGCAGGCCGAGATGAATGACCAGATCGCGGCCCTTCAGGAGCGTTACGGCGCCCTCGTCGCCCCCATCAACACCAGGATCGCCGCGCTGACCGAGGGATTGCAGATGTTCTGCGAGGTCAACCGCGCGCGCCTAACCGGGGGCAAGGTCAAGTACGCCGAGTTCTCGACCGGCAAGGTCTCCTGGCGGCTGCGGCCGGCCAAGGTGACGCTCAAGAAGATTGAGGACGTGATCGAGGCCATCCGCAAGGCCGGCCTCGGCGATCGCTTCCTGCGCACCAAGACCGAGGTCAACAAGGACGCGATGCTCGAGGACCGGGCGACAGCCACGGCGATCAAGGGCGTGAGCATCGGCTCGGACGGCGAAGACTTCGTGGTCGAGCCCTATGAAACCGACCTGAGGGGCGCAGCCTGATGGAGCGGTCGTCGTCCGCGAAGTGGTTCTGGCACGAACTGGATCGCATCCTGCGGCCGGCGCTGCAGGGAGGTGCCAGCTGGAACGAGGCGATCTCCGCCCTGCGCGACAAGGCCGACCAGCTTGAGCGGAACCGCGACGCCGGGCTCGTGGCGGCCAGCTACCGCAAGTTCGAGCGGCTGTGATGAGCACCGTCCGAGCCATCTATGCCGGGCTTCGGGCCGTCGGGATCGCCGACGAGGGCGATCGACGCGACCTCTATGAGCGCGTGACGGGTAAGCGCTCTCTGCGGCTCATGACCAGCAACGAGCAGGAGGGCGTGGTCCAGGAGCTGCGGCGGCTGGGCTTCCGGCCGACCGCTGGACAGCGTCCCCGGGCAGAGCGGGCTGACGTCCGCTACCTCCACGTCCTGTGGCGGCTGCTCTCGGATGCCGGTGAGACGCGACAGCCTGGGCGGTCCGGCCTAAACGCCTTCATCCGCGCGCGCTTTGGCGCGTCCTGGGGCGCTGAGCCGATCGACGTCGACGGCTTGCGCGAGCCCGCGCAGATCAACGCGGTGACCCGTGCGCTCAAGGACTGGTGCCGCCGCGCGGGCATCCCTCATGATCACGGGCGAGACTGATGACGACCGCTGGCTGGATCGACGAGCTCGAGGCTGATCTGGGTTTGCCGGCCCGGCTTCGGCTCGTCGCCAACGCCGGGGGTCAGCGCCGGCCGATCCCTCACATGGCGTCGGCCGGCAACTCCAAGCTCGCGGGTGAGGTAGGGGCGGACGTGGCCAGGTGGCTCGCCTCCCGCTTCGCCGGCGAGGACATCGACATCCCGAACGACACCTCGACCGCCCGGTCGGCAAAATCCGCGCGGCTCGTCGCCGACATCCTCGAGGCGGGATTGACCGAACCGACCCGCAGCGCGAATGATCTGGCGCGAGCTCATGGCGTCACCCGGCGCTGGGTCGTCATGCTGCGCGCCGCTCTTCGCGCCGAACGCACCGCCGCAGACGACCAGTTGCCGTTGTTCTGACCGCGGGAACTGCTTCCCCGCCGATCCCCTGATCCATCGCCCGTAGGGTCGCCCGGACAACCGGAGCGACCTATGCGCGTCAAGAACCACAGGATGGAGGGTGTGCCGTACAAGGCCGCCCGCAACATCGGGGGGGTGATCACCCCCGAGATCGTCGTGCTGCACGACACCGCCGGGCGGCTCGAGAAGGGCAACAGCGCCGCCTATCTGCGCGACAACAAGGCGGGCGTCAGCGTTCACTTCGTGGTCGAGCGCGACGGCTCGATCGAGCAGCAGGTGCCGCTGAACCGTCGCGCGGCTCACGCCGGCAAGAGCAGCTTTCACGGCCGCAGTGACTGCAACGCCTTCTCGATCGGCATCGAGATCGTGAACCCCGGGCGGCTCTCGGGGAAGGGCGGCTATCAGGGCATCAGCTGGTGGGGCGAGGTCTTCGACATCGACCGCGACAACCTGGCAGAGATGACCACCGACGCCCACGGACACGGGATCTGGATGGCCTACACGCCGGAGCAGATCGCGGCCGTCGAGGCGCTGCTGACGGCGCTTTTCGCGGGGGTGCCGAGCCTGCGCGACATTGCCGCGCACTGGTACATCTCGCCCGGCCGGAAAGTTGACGTGAACCCCCTCTTCCCCCTTGAGGTGATGCGGGCGCGCGTCCTCGGGCGCGATGATCCCGCCGACACCGCGGCGGAAATCCAGTCCGACCCCGCGCCGACCGCAACGATGCTGCGTGTTGTGGCGCGCGACAGCCTCAACCTGCGCCGCTACCCGTCCTTCAATCCGAACATCATCGGGTCGATCCCGCGCGGCACCCTGGTGCCGCTCATCCGCTGCGGCACTTTCGACGGCCGTAACTGGAGCCTCGTCCAGTACGCGGGCCGCGAGGGCTGGATCGTCGACGCCTACACCGAGATCGTCTGAGGAGACACAGCCATGTCGGCCGCACTGCTGACCATTCTGAACACTGTCCTGCCTGCGGTCCTGACGATCGTGGGCACCGTGCTGGCGACGTTCCTGATCAAGGTCGCCGCTGTTGCCCGGGCGCGTTGGGGCATCGAGATCGAGGCCAAGGACCGCGAGGCGCTGCACTCGGCGCTGATGAGCGGAATTCGGGCTGCCCTGCAGCGCGGATTGGGCCCGGGCGACGCGGTCATCGCCGCGCTGGCACATGCGCAGCGAAGCGTGCCCGACGCGCTGGCGCGCCTGAACCCCTCCGACAAGGTCCTGGGCAACATTGCCGAGGCGAAGCTCGAAGAGGCACTCAGGGCGGCCGTCAAATGAATTTCCAGTTCGACCTGACCATCTCGCTGGGCCTCATCTTCGCGGTGGTCAGTGCGATCATCGGCTGGGTTCGCCTGCAGCTGAAGCGGATCGACACGCGCATCGATGTCGCCAACGACCGCCTGGACCGGCACGAAGCGCGGCTGTCGATGGCCGAGCAGACGCTGCAGACCCTGCCCAAGAAGGATGAGTTGCACCAGGTCAACATGACCCTCGAGCGCATGGCTGGCGACATGCGTGAGGTGCGCGCGCTGATGGGCGGGCAGCAGCAGATCATGTCACGGCTGGAAACCGTCGTGACCCGCCAGGAAGATCATCTGATGAGCAGGGCCGCAAAATGAGCTATGCCGAACACGTCGCCGGTCACCGCCGGCTCGCCATCCTGCGCCACCTGGAGGGCAGCCCCGAATATGTCAGCAACGCCTCGATCCTCCAGGGCGTGCTGATCGGTCTGGGTCTGCCCTGCACGTCTGACCAGCTGAGCGCGGACCTCGCGTGGCTGCGCGAGCAGGGGCTGGCGCGCTTCGACCCCACGGCCGAGTTCATCGTCGTGACCGCCACCGCGCGCGGCACCGAGGTTGCGCGCGGGCTCGCGCAGCACCCGGGCGTCCAGCGTCCGCGCCCGAGGGTCTGATGCCGCCCCCGAAGAAGATCGACAGCCTCCCGGCCGAGATCCGCGAGTGGCTTCAGGACACCCTGCGCGCGCGGGGGTTTGCCGATTACGTGGCGATCACCGAGGAGCTGAACAACAAGCTCGCCGACGCCGGCAAGGTCGTGTCGTTCCACCACGCCACGGTTCACCGGTTCGGCCAGGAGTACCACCAGTTCGTCCGCACCCAGGAGACGGCCAGCGCGTGGGCGCAGGGCTGGATGCTGGAGAACGGGCTCGAGGAAGAGGCCAAGCGTCACAACGTGCTGTTCCAGATGGTCACCGCGCTCGCGTTCCGGGCGATGGAGGCGCGCATGATGGACGAAGGCGCGGACATCGATCCGAAGGACCTGCACTTCATCGGCAAGATGCTGAAGGACATCATGGCATCGGCCGGCATCCGCCAGACCATGCTCGCGGCCGAGCGCAAGCTCCAATCCGAGCGCCTCGATGCCGCGGTCGCCGCCGGCGACATCGACGCCGAGGCCGCGGCCAAGGCCCGCGCGATCATGGGGTTCGCGTGATGGCGAGCAGCGCGCAGATCGCACACGACTTGCGGATGCAGGCGAACGCGCTGGAGGGGCGCCACCTGCAGGGGACGATGTTGACCGGCCTTTGCCGGTCCCTGCGGCGCGGCGCGCACGAGATCGAGCGGCTGGAGGCCGAACTGACGTGGTTGCGCGGGTTCGCCGACCAGGTGCTCGCGGCGGAAGCCGCCGCACTGGAGGACGCGGCATGAGCGTCCCCTTCGCGCCGGTCGTCAATTTCCTGCCTTATCAGCGGCGCTGGATCGCCGACCAGAGCCGGTTCAAGATCGGGATGTTCAGCCGCCAGACCGGCAAGACCTTCTCGACGGGCGGCGAGTGCGTCGACGACTGCTTCCGCGCCTGGGTGGACGGACGGCGCGCGCGCTGGGTCATCCTGTCTCGGGGGGAACGGCAGGCGGCCGAGATGATGACCGAGGTCATCAAGCCGTTCACGCAGGCCTTCTATGCCGCCTACAACACCCTGTTGAAGGGGGGCGAACCGCGGTTTTCCGAGGGCGAGTACCGGGCCCCGCAGGAGAGCGGCCCGGACGCGACCTACAAGGCGCTCGAGGTCACCTTCCCGAACGGCAGCCGGATCACCGCGCTGCCGGCGAACCCTGACACCGCCCGCGGCTTCTCGGCCAACGTGATCCTCGACGAGTTCGCCTTCCACGCGAAGTCCCGCGAGATCTGGGCCGCGCTCTTTCCAGTGATCTCGCGCGGCGGCCAGAAGCTGCGGGTGATCAGTACGCCGAACGGCAAGGGCAACAAGTTCTACGAGCTGATGACGGCCGAGGACAGCGTCTGGTCCCGGCACGTCGTCGATATCTATCAGGCGGTGAGCGAGGGGCTCGACCGCGACATCGACATGCTCCGCCGGGGCATGTCCGACGAGGACGCATGGGCGCAGGAATACGAGCTCAAATGGCTCGACGAGGCCTCGGCGTGGCTCGACTACGACCTGATCTCGGCCGCGGAGGCGGAGGCGGCGGGCGACCCGGCCGGCTACCAGGGCGGGCTCTGCTATGTCGGCGTCGACATCGCCGCGCGCAACGACCTGTTCGTGATCTGGGTGGACGAGCTGGTGGGCGACGTGCTCTGGACGCGCGAGATCATCGCCCGCCGCCGGATCAGCTTCGCCGAGCAGGACGCACTGCTCGATGACGTGATGCGCCGCTACCGGGTCGTGCGGCTGCGCATGGACCAGACCGGCATGGGCGAAAAGCCCGTCGAGGACACCAAGCGGCGCCATGGCGAGCTCCGGGTCGAAGGCGTGCTCTTCAGCGCGGCCGCCAAACTCGACATGGCGACGGCGCTGAAGGAGGCGCTGCAGGACCGCAAGCTGCGGTTACCCGCCGGCGATCCGGTGCTGCGGGCCGATCTGCATTCGGTCAAGAGCGTGGTCGGTGTCACCGGTACCCGCCGCCTCGTGGCCGACGGCGACAGCGACGGCCATGCCGACCGGTTCTGGGCCGGCGCACTGGCCGCATCGGCCGCGCGCGAGGTGCCCGCAACCTACGAGTACACCGCCTTGCCTTCGGCGCGCTCGCGTTTCGCGGCAGGTCTGGACGATGACGACGATGAGCCGGGCATCCGGCGACGGGGGATCTGGTGATGCTGGTGGATCGCTATGGACGGCCGCTTCGGGCGCCGACGAAGGACGAGCTGGAGACCGAGCAGGCGGTGCCGACGCTCGGATCGGTCCGCCAGATCGCCACCGGCCATCCTGCCGAGGGCCTGGAACCGCTGCGCCTCGCAGCGATCCTGCACTCAGCGGAGACGGGCGATGCCACCGCCTATCTCGAACTGGCCGAGCAGATGGAAGAGAAGGACCTGCACTACGCGGCGGTGCTGGGCGTCCGGAAGCGCGCGATCCGCAGCCTCGAGCTCAAGGTCGAGCCGGGTGCCGAGGACGACACGGGCGCCCAGGAGGCGGCCGACCTGGTGCGCGATGCGTTGCACGGGCCCGCCGTCCGGACCAGTCTGATCGGCATCCTCGACGCGATCGGCAAGGGCTACTCGGTCAGCGAATTGATCTGGGATCGATCCGGCCCGCGCTGGACCATCGCCGGGATCGAGCGTGTGGACCCGCGCTGGTTCGAGTTCGACCAGCTCACCGGGCGCCAGCTGAGGCTGCGCGGCCTTGCGGGCGGCGAGGAGCTCCGTCCGTGGAAGTTCGTGGTGCACTTCGCGGAGGCCAAATCGGGACTGCCGATCCGGGGCGGGCTCGCCCGGCTTGCGGCCTGGGGCTTCATGTTCAAGCACTTCACCATCCGCGACTGGGCGATCTTCACGGAAGCCTACGGGCACCCGCTGCGGATCGGCAAATACGACCCGGCGCTCGCCAGCGCGCAGGACAAGGCCACGCTGCTTCGGGCGGTGCGGTCGATGGGCACCGACATGGCCGCGATCATCCCCAACAACATGCTGGTCGACATCATCGCCACCGCCGTCTCGGGAACGCAGGAGCTCTATGAGCGGACGGCGCGGTACTGGGACGAGCAGATCTCCAAGGGCGTGCTCGGCCAGGTCGCGACCACCGACGCAATCGCCGGCGGGCATGCGGTGGGCAAGATCCACGAAGAGGTGCGCGGCGACATCCGCGACGCCGACGCCGATGACCTTGCCGCGACGCTGATGAGGGACGTGGCGACGCCGCTGACCCAGCTCAACTTTCCGCCCGGCACACCCGTCCCCGTGATCCGCTTCGAGCCGCCCGAGCGGGTCGATCCCGAGCAGCTGCTCAAGCTGATGGAGATCGCCGGTCCGGCCGGACTGCGAATCGCACATGCCGACATCTACAGGGCTTTCGCGCTGCGCGAGCCCTCCAAGGGTGAGGAGGTACTGGCCTTCAGCCCCGCCCCGCCGGTGATGATCAGACCCGGGGGCCCGGCCATCCCGGCGCCCGAGCGGCCGCTGGCCCTGCCGTCGCCGGGGCGCCGCGAGCTGGCCGCGCGGTCGGCGGACGACGCGCATGAAGATGCGATCACCGCCGCCATCGACGAGATGATCGACGGCGGCGGGATGCAGCAACGCATGGACGGCCTCCTCGACGAGCTGCTCGAGGGCATCCGGTCTGCCGAGAGCCCCGAGGCCGCGCTGGAACTCGTTGCCCGGTTCGAGGCACGCGCCCCTGACGCCGATCTGCGCGAGCTGCTCGCGCGCGCGATCTTCGGCGCACGGATGGCGGCCGACATGGGGGCCGATCTCAAATGACCGACGTTCGCCTTGCCCCGCTGCCGCCCGCGGAGGCGATGGCGTACTTCCGGTCGAAGGGACTGGCGCCGGCGGACGCGCGGTTCGACTATCGCGACGTCTGGCGCGGCCAGCATGCGGCAAGCTTCGTCGTCGCCAAGGCCATGCAGGACGACGTGGCGACCCTGTTCCGGGACGCCATCCTGAAGGCCCAGGGTGAGGGCCGCAGCTTTCGCGACTTTGCCGACGAACTCGAGCCGCAGCTGCGCGCCGCCGGCTGGTGGGGGCGCAGCACGATGACCGACCCGCTGACCGGCGAGGTGCGCGATGTGCAGCTGGGCTCGATGCACCGGCTCCGGACGATCTTCGACACCAACATGCGCACGGCGGCCGCGGCGGGCCGCTGGGCACAGATCGAGCGCACCAGGAAGGCATTCCCCTATCTGCGCTACCGCCAGATCGATCGACCCACCCGGCGGCTCCAGCACAAGCGCTTCGACAACCTCGTGCGCCCCGTGGACGATCCGGTCTGGGCGCGCATCTATCCGCCAAATGGTTGGTTCTGCGGCTGCTGGGTCGAGCAGATCACCCAGGGGCAGGTCGATCGCGGCGAGGTCGCGGTCTCGCCGCCCTTCGACCTGGATGAGGTCGAGTGGGAGAACGCGCGAACGGGCCGCACCGAGGACATTCCCCGCGGCGTCCACCCCGGCTTTGACGTGAACCCCGGGATGATCTGGCTCGACATGACCAGGCGCATGGAGGGTCTGTCCGGGCCGCCGAACCATCCCGAACTCGTCGGCCTCGGCACCCAGTTGCGTCTGGACGCTCTCCGCGACGGGCGGGCGCGGGGCGCCTATGTCGCGCCCGACGGCGAGGTGCGCGGCGCCACCGAAGCGCCCGCCGCATCGCCTGAGCAGTTGCCCCCTCCCACTCTCGACACGGCGGGGCTGGATTTCATCCGCGCGGTCCCCAGTGAACGAAGCTTCAGCCGTGAGGAGCTTCTGACGCTGACCGACGAGGGGCTCGCGGGCGCGATCACCATCACCCCGGGGGGCAGCGTGTTTGCCGTGCATCTGCGCGGCAGCCCGGCCGACAGCCTGGGCGGCCTGCTCGATCAGTTCGAGGTTCGATTGGCTTCTGATCCGGTGCAGCTTGCCTTGGCGAAGCTGCCGGCGGACGAGCGGCGGAAGGTTGTCGAGCATGTGCGTCTGCTCTGGCTTGAGCGGCACGAGCGCCTCGACTACTTCTGGGACGTGAACGGTCGGCAGAACGACCTGTTCTCGAGCCTTGCCGGGCTGTTCGACACGCTGCTGGTGGACCCCCCTCAAAAATCGCCGTAGAGGGCCCTCGTCGCCCCCGAGGCTGTCCGTGGACCCGGAAATGCCACGAACCCGTTTTTGAAGGCGCTCCGGCGGTTTTGAACACCATCCCGCGCCACACCCCCGGTTGGCAGGCGCAGAGACGCGGCCGGGGAACCTCTTCCCCCGCCTGAGGCCCCCCGGTCACCCTTACACGGATCGCAGATCAGCATCTGCGGACCGACCCATGACCGACACCCTCGAACGCCACACCGCTGCCCTGACCGCCGAGGTCTCGGCCGATGCGCCGTCGCGCATCGAGCTGATCCCGACCGGCGCATTCCGGACGGCCGACCGGCGGGGCGAATTCTCCATCGACGACGCGGCCGAGGTGATCTCGGCCTCGCTGGCCGCGGCGCCCGGCGGGCAGATGTGCGTCGATTTCGGCCACGGCATTCACGGTGGCGGCGAGCGCCGCTCGTCGGCCGCGGGCTGGATCACCAGCCTCGAGCAGGAAGGCGACCGGATCATGGCCGCCGTCGAGTGGACGCCCGAGGGCGCCCGCGCCTTGCGGGACCGCGCCTATCGCTTCGTTTCCCCGGTGTTCAAGACGCGCGGCCGCAAGGTCGTGCTGATCGAAGGGGCCGGCCTCGTCAACAACCCCGCCCTGCCGCAGCTGCGGCAACTCGCATCCCAGCAAGAGGACATCCAGATGGATGACATCAAGAAGATCGCCGCGGCCGTGGGCCTCGGCGAGGACGCCGGCGTGGACGCGATCCTCGCGTCGATCGCCGCGTCGAAGGAACAGGGTGAGCGCAACGCCACCGTGCTCGCCTCGGTCATGGACGCCGCCGGCGTGTCCGACCTCTCCGATGAGGGGGTCCGGCAGCTTTGCGCCCGGGCGGGCGACGAGCCCGACCCCACCCGCTATGTGCCGAAGGTCGCGCTCGACGAGGTGACCCGGCAGCTGGCCGCGCTTCAGGGCGAGGTCAGCGCCAAGTCGGTCGAAGCCGCGATCGATGCGGCCAAGAAGGCCGGGAAGCTGACGCCCGCCATGGAAGGCTGGGGCCGGCAGCTCGCGTCGCGTGATCTCGAGGCGTTCGAGGCCTTCGCCGCCAGCGCGCCGGTGATCGTCGGCGGCGAGCGGCAGCTCGAAGGCGCGGCGCCCGCGGGGGATGCCGACGAGCTGACCCCGACCGAGCGCCAGATCTGCGCCGTGACCGGCGTCGACCCCGCCCGCTTCCTCGCGACCCGGAAAGGTGAAGCCTGATGGCCAAGGACGAAAACCGCATGCCGCTCGAGGTCAACCACCCGGCGGCATTCTTCGGCAACCCGGTCGCGGCCGGGGCGCACATCTTCCGCGGCGCACTGGTCGCGCTGGATGCCGCCGGCAACGCCGTCCCGGCCCTGCCGGCCTCGCCGGTCATGCGCGGCGTGGCGCGTGAGGAAGCCGACAACACCGGCGGTGTGGCTGGCGCGATCTCGGTCGAGACCGCGCGCGGCTGCTGGCTGATCCGGAACAACGGCACCGTGAACCGCACCCACATCGGCAAGAACGTGTTCGTCGTGGACGACGAGACCGTCGGCGCGACCGGCACGCTCGTCGCCGGGCGGTGCCTGGATGTCACCCCCGGCGGCGTTGCCGTCGAAATCGTCTGAAAGGACCCGCCATGAAGATGGACAGCGCCGCGCTGCGCGCCCTCGACACCGCCTTCACCACCACCTTCAACACCACCCTGAACGACACGCCGACCACCTGGCAGAAGATCGCCATGAAGGTGGCCTCGACCACCGGGCATCAGGCCTATCCCCGGCTGTCCGACATCAAGGGCATGCGCGAGTGGGTCGGCGAGCGTCACATCCAGCGCCTGGACCGTGAGGGGTTCACGATCACCAACCGGCGCTTCGAGAACACGATCGCGGTCTCGGCCGACGACATCGCCGACGATCAGATCGGGCTCTACACGCCGATGGTGGCCGACTTCGCCCAGACTGCGGCCGAACTGCCCGACGAGCTGGTCTTCGATCACCTGCTGAAGGGGTTCGACACCACCCACTACGACGGCCAGTTCTTCTTCGACACCGACCATCCCGTCCTCGACGAGTTCGGCGTCGAGCGCAGCGTCTCGAACATGACCGCAGGCTCGTCGCCGGTCTGGTTCCTGATCGACGACACCCGGGCGATCAAGCCGATGATCTTCCAGGATCGCGAGGCGCCGAAGATCACGGCCAAGACGAACCTGAACGACGACAACGTCTTCCACCACGACGAATTCCTGTGGGGCGTGAAGCGTCGCTGCGCCGCAGGGTTCGGCGCCTGGCAGCTGATCCACGCGAGCCGCGCGCCGCTCACCGCCGACAACTACGCCGCGGCCCGCCAGGCGATGCTGTCGATGCGCGGGGCCTACGACCGGAAGATCAACCTGCGCCCCGGCCTGCTGGTCGTGAGCCCGGCGAACGAGGGTGCGGCGCGCAGGATCCTGATGTCCGAGAGCGACGCGGGCGGGGGCACCAACATCTGGCGCAACACCGCGACGCTGCACGTCGAAACCCGGCTGAACTGAGGAGCGAGCTGATGGCCCGAAAACCCGCTGACACCGCCGGCGCCCCCGGCGCCAGTGCCGACACCGCCCCGCTGCCCGAGGGCGTCACCGAAGACACTCTCGTGGTCAAAGGCGAGGCTGCGACGGCCGCGCCTGAGACGGCACCCGAGCCGGGCACGACCTCGCGCCTGCCCGAGGGCGTCACCGAAGAGACCGTGGTGGTCGGGGGCGAAGCCGCCGATCCGATGCCCGAAGTGGGCACGGCGGACGCACCCTCGACCGCGCCGCCGCTGCCCGGCGACGCGACCGACGATGCCCCGATCACGGGGACCGTCCTGCTGGTCACCTGTTCCGTCGCCGCCGGCCGTCGGCGGGCGGGGCGGCGCTGGCCCGCCGGGACCACCCGGGTCGCCGCCTCGGCGTTCAGCGCCGAGGATCTGGAGGCCCTGCGCGGCGACGTGATGCTGCGGGTCGAGCTCGAGGCTGCCTGATGAGCTATGCGTCGGTTGCCGACCTGAAGGCCGTCATCCCCGCCCGCGACCTCGCGTTGCTGGCGGGGTTCGATCAAGGCGATGCGGCGGCGTCCGACGCACGGCTGGCCCAGGCGTTGACCGATGCCTCGGCCGAGATCGACGGCTATCTGCGCCGGCAGGTCAGCCTGCCGCTGGCCGACCCGCCGCACACGCTCAACGTCTACTGCCGCGACCTCGCCATGTGGCGGCTCTACCGCAATCTCGGTCACGACACCGATCGGCTGAAGGCACTGCGGGACGGCGCTCTCTCGTGGCTGCGGGACGTGGCTGCGGGCAAGATCGGATTGGGCGACGATGATACGCCGCCGCTCGACACGTCGGGCGGGGTGGCCATGACGGATGGTCCCGATCGGCTGCTGACCCGCGACAGCATGCGGGGCTGGTGATGGAAGGGCGGATCGAGTTCCGGGACGGGGCACTGAAAGACGCCCTGCATGAGATCGGTCAGCGCGCGGCCGACCTGACCCCTCTGATGGACATGATCGGCAGCCAGCTCGTGAGTTCGGCCCAAAGTCGGATCGGCGGCTCGAACATCGGGCCGGACGGTGTGCCATGGCCCCCAAGCCTGCGGGCGCGCGAGGACGGCGGCCGGACCCTCTACGACACGGGGCGGTTGCGCGAGAGCATCGTGTCGGCCGCGTCCGCGCGCGAGGTCGAGGTCGGATCGAACCTGCCTTACGCGGGCATCCACCAGTTCGGCGGCGAGATCGTCCCGAAGGTGGCGGGGGCGCTGAGCTTCCGCCTCGCCAACGGCCAGTTCGTCACCTGCGGCAAGGTCACAATCCCCGCCCGCCCGTATCTCGGCATCTCGGACGAGGACCAGGCACAGCTCACGGATGTGGCCCTCGCATACCTGGCCGGCGACGATGTGGCTTGACCCCGCAGATGTCGCCGCGCGGCTCAGGGCCAGCGTTCCCGATCTCGTCGAGGTCGGCACGGCCCGCGATCTTGGCGCCGCGCGCATCGAGACGATCCTGCCCCCGTCCGCCTGGGTGGTGGTCCTGGGCGAGACCGCCGGCGAGGTCCGATACGAGGTGTGCGAGCTCTTCGAGCAGGTCGTGACTGTGCGCTTCGCGGTCGTGCTCGGCGTGCGCGACATCGGCGACCGGACCGGAAGCCTTGCCACGAGCGATCTGCTGCCGATCCGGAAAGAGGTTCACCGGGCCCTGACCGCCTGGAAACCGCAGGATGCCAATCACGGCTGCCGGTTTGCCCGCGGCGCTCTCTCGGGCGCCATCGGCGCGGACGGCACCCTGTTCTGGCAGGACGAGTTCACCGTGGCGTTCGATCGCCGCACCCAACTGGAGATCGCCCCATGAGCGGCTACCAACTGCGGATGATCCGCGAAAAACTGGAGACTGTCTCCGGGACCGACGCGGCCCCGGGGCCCGAGGACGCGGTGCTCTGCCGCAATCTGACAATGCGGCCGCTCGAGGGCGACTGGCAGGAGCAGGACTTCGCCACCGGGCGGGAGGGCGCGCAGCCCGAAGACATCTACAACCTGCACGCGGCCGTCGAGTACGAGGTCGAGGCGACGCCGAGCGGCGCGGCCGGAACGCCGCCGCGGGTGCGGCGGCAGCTCATCAGCTCGGGCCTTTCCGAGACCGTCGTCACCGGCGCGAGCGTGGGCTATTCGCCCACCCCCGCCGGCGAGGCGATCCCCTCCACGACGCTGCAGATGCGCAACGGCCTGATCCAGCAGAACGTCGTCGGGTGCCGCGGCTCGTTCGGCTTCACGGCCGAGGTGCGCCGCCGCGCCTTCTTCAGCTTCAACCGGCGCGGACGCTATGGCGCGCCGGCCAACCATGTCGCGGCCGCTCACGACTTCACGAGCTGGGGCCGCTCGCTGGAGTGCACGCCCGAGAACATGCAGGCCTTCACCCTCGGCGGGACCCGCCTCTGCGTGCGCAGCTTCAGCCTCACCGACGGTCGCCAGCCGCAGGTCGACAAGTACATGAACTGCGGGGGCACCGACCTCGGTGATCGCCGGTTCTCGGGCCGTATGCAGGTCAAGTGGCCGACGCTGGCAGCCAAGGACATCCTCGGGCTGACCCGGACCGGCACGACCCAGGCGCTGGTGTTCGAGCTGGGGACGACGGCGGGTTCGCGGCTGCGGATCGCCGCGCCCCGAGTGCAGATGAAGTTCGCGGGCGAGGAGAACATCGACGGCGACCTCGGCGCTTCGATCGACCTCGTGTTCCTGCCCGACCAGGGCGACGACGACATCCTGATCGAGTTCCTGTGATGGGCGGCTGCGTTGTCCAGGTCTGGTTCAAGCCGGAAGCCGACATTCGGGGCGGGCAGGGCGCGTTCGAGCTGATCGAGACCGAGATGCCCGACTTCGCCACCTTCTGCGAGCTGGCGGATGCAGACCGTCTGATCGGCGGCGCTCGCCTGATCACCCGCAGCAACGCACCGGCGCGCGAGCGCATCATCATCGCGCGCCGGCCCATCGCGTTTCGTGGCTCGGCGATCGCCCGCTGCCAGCTGCCGACCTGGGCGCTTGTCGAAGAGGAGACCCCCTGATGTTCACGTTCGACCCCGACTACACCTTCCACTGGCCGGTCACCGTCCAGATGCCGGAAGCCGGCGCGAGCCGCCCGGCCGAGTTCACGGCGCTCTTCCGGCTCGTCGAGGAGGACGAACTGTTCGCGCGGCGCGGCGGCGACGCCACCCCGGCGATGAGCGACCTGCTGGCGGGCGAGCGCGCGGCACTGGCGGAGCGGCTGCTCGGCTGGGACGGCATCGAGACCCCGGACGGGACGCCGCTGCCGTTCAGTCCCGAGAACCGCGAGCGCTTGCTGCGCCAGCGGCCGATCCGCGAAGCCGTGGCGAAAGCCTACTTCGATGCGGTTCTGCGGGACGGCGTCGCGGAAAAAAACTGATCGCCGCCGCCCGTCTGCTCTACGGGCGGCGGGCGGCGACGAACCAGCTGATCGAGGATCTGATGGCGCAGGGTCTGGACGAGGCCTCTGCCAGAGCCGCCGCCTCAGGGCTGGTGGACGAACCGAGCGCCCTGACCCTTCCCGAGACGATGCGGCCGCTGATCGATCTCGTGCTCGCCACGCTCGGCCAGTGGCGGATGGCGGGGGGCGGAATGGGGCCGCTGCGGCCGGTGGCGCTGGACCTCGGCGCGGTGGACGTCGCGGCGCGCTGGCTGGGGATCACGCCCGACGCGGGGCTGCTGCGCGATCTGCGGGTGATCGAGCATGAGGCGCTGATGCTGATGAGGAGCGAACCGTGAGCATGATGCGCGCAAGCCTGATCGTCTCGGCCGACGCCACCCAGGTGGTCGGTGCGATGCGTCAGGCGGAAGGGGCGCTCGACGGGGTGTCGAAGGGCGCCTCACGTCTCGGCGCCGACATGCAGCGGGCAGGCGCCGCGAGCCGCACCGCCGTCCGCGACCTGGTCGAGGCGACGACGGGCGTGGGCCGTGCGATGTCCTCGGCCGAGCGATCCGCCGACGTCTTCAGCCGCGCGCTGACGGAGCAGGAGGCGCAGTTCAAGGCGCTGCGCGCTGCGATTGACCCGGCATGGAGGGCCGAGCAGCAGTTTTCGGCCGCACAGAAGGAGCTGAACCGGGCGCTCCGCGCAGGGCTGACGGACACTCGCACCCACGGTGAGATGGTCGGGCGGCTCGAACGGCAATACGAGGCCGCGCGGGCAGCCGCGCTGAAGCTCTACAACGCCCAGGGCGCGGTCGGCCGCGGGTCGGGAGCGGTCTGGGGGCAGATCCAGAACGTGTCGTTCCAGATCGGCGACCTCGCCACCCAGATCGGCGCCGGCACGGCCGCGTCCGTTGCCTTCGGTCAGCAGCTGCCGCAGCTGCTCGGCGGGTTCGGTGCGCTCGGCGCCGTGGCAGGTGCGGTCGTGGCGATCGGCGTCCCGCTGACCTCTGCATTCCTGGGCGCTGGGAACGCGGCCAAGGAAGCGGAAACCGCGCTCTCCAACCTGGACACCGCACTCGGCGCGGTCTCGGACCGGATGGCGATCGTCTCCGACAAGCGGCTCGAGGACACGTTCGGGAGCATGGCCGGGTCCGTGCGCGAGCTGTCGGCGGCGCTGCTCGAACTCGACCGCGGCGCGCAGCTCAAGGCCCTGGGCGACAGCCTGGACGCCACCGTCGACAAGACCATCGGCCGGGGGTCGCTGGGTTTCTGGTCCCGGCCCGTCTGGAACAACCAGGTGCAGACGGCCTTGCTCGAGCGCGCAAACTACGCGCAGCTCACCGGCGGCCGCGGTCTCGCCTTCGACGATTTCCAGACCCGCCGACAGGAGATCGACCTGCTCGCGCGGACCGGGCAGGTCGAAGAGGTGGCGGAACGGGTCCAGCAGCTCATCAGGGACATGGCCGATGGCGGCCCAGTGACGGCGCTCAACGCTGAACTGGGCAAGATGCTTGGGACGATGGGCGACACGGCCATCCGTGTCGCCGAGGTCGAAGCCAGCTTCAACGGCTCGGCCGAGGCCGCGGCGGCCTATCGCGACGTGCTCGATCAGGCCACCGACCGGCACGACGACCTTGCCCGCCTTGCCGCCGTCCGCGCCGAGACCGAGCAGCGGCTCGGCGCGGCGATCACGGCCCGTGACGCCGCCGCCGCGGCCACCGCCCGCGCCGTCATCGCCGAGACCGACCGGCAGATCACGGCCACCACGGACGCGGAGGGCCGCGTGTCGGCGCTCGAGAAGGCTTTCGGCGAACTGGAGACCACCGCCGGCCGCGTCGCCTTCGACCGCGATGCCGCCTTGCGCGGGAATGTCACGTTGGTGCGCGACCTCGTCGCCGAAGCCCGCCGCAACGTCGCCGACCTCGACGACGAGGACCTGTCGGGGCTTGAGGAGGCGATGAGATCGGTGGCCGAGTGGGCCGGCATCCTCGCCGACGAAACCGCGGCCGCGGCCGGTAGTCTCACCCGCGCCCAGGTGTCCGGCTACCAGGGCTATGCGGCCAGCCGGCGCGCGGGCGCCATGATCGCCAGCACCGACGCCGTCTCTGCGACCCGTGCGATGATCGAGCGGTACGAGGGTTACGCGCCGGTCGCGAAGTGGGACGAGAATGCGAACCGCGGCGGCTGGGGGTCGAGCACCATTACCCTGCCGGACGGCAGCCGCCGCTCCCTCGCCGCCGGCGAGGCTGTGAACAAGGCCGACGCCGACCGCGATCTCGACCGGCGCATCCGCGGCTACCTGGACGAGCAGCAGCGGATCATCGGCGCCGCCTGGGCGGGCTTCACGGCCGATCAGGTCGCGGCGGTGGCCTCGATCCAGCACAACTACGGCTCGATCCCCCAGCGCATCCAGCCGGCGCTGCAGACCGGCGACGCCCAGATCATCGCCCAGGCGATCGCCGGGCTCGCCATGGATTACACCAAGTCCGAGCGCGAGCAGGGCAAGACCGGTCGGCCGATGAACTACAACCGCCGGATGGGTGAGGCTGCGGCGTTCGGTGATCCCATCGGCGTCCGTGAGGCCAACGATGCTGCCATTGCCGCACAGGAAGAGGGGGCGCGCCAGCGCAAGCAGGACGCTGACCGGCGCGCGCGCGAGATGAAGACCCGCGCCGACCAGGACCAGAGGGTGCGCGACGGGGTCACGGCCGAGCTCGACAAGCTGACGCCCAGCTACGAGCGCGCGGTGGCCGCGGCCGATCGCTGGAAGGCGCAGGCTCTGGCCGGGCTCGACAAGACCAAGGCGGGGTACGAGGCGTTCGCCGCCGACATCGAAGCCGTGTACCAGAAGCAGATCGCCAAGGCGCGTGAGGACGATCTGGCGCGCCAGGGGGCCTGGGCGGCCGGCATCGAGCGCGGCTTTGCCGAGCTCAGCGACAGCGCGATGAGCTGGGCGGACCTGTCGGAAAACCTGATCACCGGCTGGGCCAAGGGCGGGGAGGATGCCTTCGCCAGCTTCGTCACCACCGGCAAAGCGTCGCTCGAGGACCTCGTGGACTTTTCGCTCGAGCAGCTCGCGCGCTTCGCTTGGCAACAGGCCATTCAACCGGGCTTGAACGGGCTGTTGCAGTCGGCTGCCAACGCTCTCGGGGGCGCGCTCGGAGCCGGCGCCGCCTCGACCGGTGTCACGCTGCCGACCGCGCACACGGGTGGGACGGGGGTGATGCGAACTTACAGCGCCGGCAACCGGAAGCGATCGGACGAGCGCCTTGCCATGCTGCGGAACGGCGAGCGGGTCATGACGCCCCGGATGCTCGAGAACGCCGGGGCGCTGGTCAGTTCGCTGGCCGGGCTCGCGGGCCGGGGCGGTGACCAGCCGATCGTCGACGCGCGCCCGGTGGTGCAGGTCATCAACCAGTCCTCGGCGCCGGTTACGGGCGAGGTCAAGGAGACGCGGGACGAGCGAGGCGGCCGCCAGTATCAGCTCGTCCTCTCGGACGCCGTCGCCGGAGCACTGACAGTGCCTGGCGGGAGGGCCGCGCAGGTGCTGCGCCAACGCTACAGCGTCACCACGAAGGGACCGCGCCGATGAGCTATCCCGTCTGGCCCGCGGGCCTCACCCAGTTCGAGCGGTCGGGGTGGCAGTCGCAGCGGCAGGATGCCCGGCGCCGTCGCCAGGGGGAGGCCGGTCCGCCTGCATGGCGACGCCGGTTCAGCTCGGTAAGCACGGTCATCGGCGTTTCGCTGGTGACCGACCGCAACGGCAAGGCCGTGTTCGACCGGTTCTACGAACAGGGCACAGCCTATGGTTCGGTGCTGTTCTGGATGCCGGACCCAGTCACCGACGGCTGGGCACTCAACGCCTCGACGGGCGCTCCGCTGCTGACCGGCGCGGGCGCGCCCCTGGTCATGGCCGCATTGCGCCTGTGTTCGTTCGGCGACGAGCCCCCGGTCGAGACCATGATCGGCGACGTGGGGTTCAGGTTCGCGTTCAGCGTGGTGGTCATGCCCTGACGCCGGGCGAAGGGGTTCCCGGTCTCCGGGGGTCGCGCGCGCGTGGGACAGGGTCGGCATGCGCCGCCTGTCTCTCAACGCCCGACTGTCGCTTGACGCCCCGGCGTCGCAGGACATCCACGTCCTGCTGCTGCACATCGAGCATCCCTCTCTTTCGGCGCCGATCCGGCTGTCCACCGACAACACGGTCCGAATCTCGAATGAGCCGCTCGTCTACGGCACCCGCTCGAGCTGGCGCGGAGCCGACCCGGTCCGTGATCCCTTCCTGTGGATCATTGCCTCGGCCCTGATCCCGTCTGATCTCGAAGACGCCCCGGCGGCGGCGACCATCGTGCTCGAGAACCTCGACGTCGGCATGACGACCCTCCTGCGCAGCATGACGGACCCGGCATCGCTCAGCATGGCCGTGGTGCTGGCCAGCTCCCCTGACCTCGTCGAGGCGGAGTGGAGCGGGCTGTCCCTCGTGAGCAGCGAGATCACTGCCGACGAGATTACGCTGCAGTTTTCGCGCGAAGAGATCGAGGTCGAACCGTTCCCCATGGCGCGGCTGTCGCGCGAGCGTTTTCCGGGTCTGCACCCGTGAGCCACTGGTCCGCCCGCTATGTCGGCATTCCGTTCGCAGACCACGGTCGCGACCAGTTGGGGTGCGACTGCTATGGTCTTGCCCGCCTTGTCTATCGTCACGAGTGCGGCATCCTGCTGCCCGATTACCAGGGCTACGGGTCGGCCGAGGAGCACGCCGAGATCGCGGCGCTGATCTCGGGCGCTGCGGCGGGTCCGGACTGGATGCCGTGCCCTGGTGATCGGCCTTTCGATCTGATGGTCTTTCGGCGTGGCCGGCTCGCCACCCATGTCGGCGTCGTCGTCGCGCCGGGCGTCATGCTGCACATGGTCGAAGAGGATTGCGCCAAGGTCGAGCGGATCGCGGGTCCCTGGGCCTCGCGCTGCGTTGGAAGCTGGCGCCACCGCGAACTGGCGGCGTCATGACGGACGAGCGCGTCCATCTGCTCGCCGCCCCGCTGTTCGATCCAGGCGCAGGCCGGATCGAGCTGATGCTGCCTGCCGGCCTGAGCCTGGCCGAGATGATCGACCTGTCCCTCCCGGCGCTGGAAGAGACCGAGCGGGCGCGGCTGCGGGTGGCTCTGGTCACGCCCGGCGGCGCGCAGATCATCCCGCCCGAGCTCTGGAAGCGGGTGCGGCCCCGGCCCGGCGTCCAGATCGTGATCCGCGTCACGCCGGGCAAGGGCGCCATGCGGTCGGTGCTGATGATCGCGGTGACCGTGGCGGCCATCGCCATGGGCGGGATCTGGGGGCCGGCGCTCGCCGGCACACTCGGCGTGAGCACGCAGGTGGGCGTCGCCCTGGTCACCGCCGGCGCCAACATCGTCGGCTCGCTGCTGGCCAACGCGCTCGTGCCCCCGCCCCAGCCCGACGACGAGAAGCGCCGCGACCGCTTCACGATCAGCGGATGGCGTAACCGCTACGACCCGGACGGCGCAGTGCCCGTCGTGCTTGGTACCCACCGTTATGCGCCGCCGTTCGCCGCCACGAGCTACACCGAGATCGTGGGCGACTGGCAGTACGTCCGCGCGGCCTTCACCTTCGGCTACGGCGGGCTCGAGCTTAGCGACTTCCGCCTCGGCGAGACGTCGCTCGCCGAGTACGACGAGGTGCAGATCGAGGTTCGGGGCGGGGTCGCGGGCGATGCGCCGGTCACGCTCTACCCACGGCAGGTGATCGAGGAGACGATCGGCGCCGAGCTGACCCGGCCGATGCCGCGCGACGACGCCGGCAACATCATTGACGACAACGCCTCGATCGAGACCCCGGTCGTGCGCACGACGGCCGACGACGCCGAGCGGGTCAGCATCATCCTCGCCTGGCCGGCCGGGCTGATCTACGTCGACGACGACGGCGACAAGCGGACCGAGGAGGTGCGCATCCGGATCGAACAGCGCCGGGTGGACCAGACGGCGTGGACGCTGGTGGAGACGCTCACGGTACGGGCCCGCAAGGCCGAGGCCTTCTACCGCCAGCACAGCTGGGCGCTGCCCGCGCGCGGCAGGTGGCAGGTCCGCCTGACGATGCTCACCGAAGAGCCGGCCAATATGGGGCGATCGCGGCGGACCGTCTGGATCGCCCTGCAGTCGCTGCGGCCCGAGTACCCGTTCAACATGGCCGGCCAGGCGCTCGCGGTGCTGCGGGTCAAGGCGACCCACCAGCTGTCCGGCCAGCTTGACAGCTTCTCCGCGGTCGCGCGGCGGGTCTGCCTCGACTATGACGCCCCGACCAGATCGTGGGTGACGCGGGCGACCTCGAACCCGGCCTCGCTCTATCGCTACGTCCTGCAGAGCCCGGCCAACCCCCGCCGGGTCGGCAGTGCCCAGATCGATCTGGCCCAGCTCGAGGACTGGCACGATTTTTGCCGGACCAAGGGTCTGCGCTATGACCGGGTGCTCGACGATCCGGCAATGCAGCTGCGCGACGCGCTGGCCGAGATAGCCGCCGCCGGACGCGCCACCCCGCGCCATGACGGGATGCGGTGGGGGGTCACCATCGACCGCCCGCAGGCGTTGGTGGTCGACCATTTGACGCCGCGCAACAGCTGGGGGTTCAAGGCGACCCGAAGCTACGTCCGCCCACCCGACGCCTTCCGCGTGCGCTTCAACGACGCCGGAGCCGATTACGCCCCGCGCGAGCGTCTGGTGCGCTGGCCGGGGCAAACGGGCGAGATCGTTCTGACCGAGGCGCTCGACCTGCCCGGCAAGACCGACGCTGCCGAGGTGTGGCGCGAGGCACGCCGCCGCCAGCTCGAGGCAATCCACCGCCCCGAGATGTTCGAGGCGAGCCAGGAGGGGCCGGTCCGGGTCGCCACACGCGGCGACCAGATCGCAATCAACCACGATGTCCTGAACGGGGTGCAGCGCGCCGCGCGGGTCACCGGCGTGCGCGGTCGAGAGATCCAGCTGGACGAGCTGGTGACCGTCGTCGCGGGCACTGACCACGCGATCCGGTTCCGGGGGCTGAGCGCCGAGGACACCGTCGGGGCCTCCATGGTCCGGCCGGTCACCGCGGCGCCGGGCGAGACCCGGCTGCTGACGGTCGAGGGAGACGGCAGCCTGCCCTCGGTGGGTGACCTCGTGCTGTTCGGACGGGCCGGGTACGAGAGCCACGCCGCCGTCGTCACCGGCATCGAGATGGGCGAGGACATGACCTGCCTCGTGCGAGCGGTGCCTGCGGCACCCGAGATCGACGCAACGCTCGACGCGACCGCGATCCCGGCCTGGTCGTCGCGAGTTGGCGCTGAGTTGGCGGCGACCGCGATCCAGCCGCCTGAACCGCGGTTTGATGGCGTGGCGAGCGGCGCCGCGGGGACCGGCACCCGACAGCTGGTCGATATCGCCCTTGTGCCCGGGCGCGGCCCTGTGCCGACAGCGCGCTACGCGCTGCGTCACCGGGTCGCCGGGGCGGCGAGCTGGAACACGACCTATGCCCCGGTCGCTGATGGCGGGTTCCAGCTTTCGACCTACACCACCGGGACTGCCGTCGAGATGCAGGCAGCCGCGCTGTCGCTGGACGGGGTGATCGGCCCGTGGACCCCGGTCCTTCAGCTCACCGTGGGCGGCGCGGACGCGGGCCTGCCCGAGGCGCTTGCAGAGGCGGATGTGACGGCAGTGCCGCTGCTCGGCGGGGTGCGGCTGGACTTCGAGACGCCTGCGGACCCGAATATCACCGCGGTGCGCGTGTACCGCTCGCGGAGCCCTGCGCTTGACCGTGCGGCCGATCGGGCCGGGACGGTGGAGATCGGGCCGTCGAGGCAAGGCAGCCTCACGCTTGGCGACGCGACGCGGCGCAACATGATCGCTGCGCCGGCGATGGGCGATGCCTCGGCCTGGTCCGTGACGGGGGGGTGGGAGGTGACTGGCGGGGCGGCCGTCCACACGGCCGGCAGCGGCGGCCGGGTCAGCCAGCCTGCCGCGCTCACCGCCGGGCGCTGGTATCGCATCGGCTACCGCGTGGTCACGATCAGCGCCGGTTCGGTGGCCGCCTCGCTCGCAGGCGGCACCCTTCGTCTTGGACCGGCCGAGACACAGCCCGGTCTGAAGCTCGCACGCCTTCAGGCGGTCACCGGCAACAGCAGCATCGGCCTCGACGCGCCGAACGACTTCGCCGGGCAATGCGACGACGTGATCGCCTACCAGGAGACCACAACCTGCCTCGAGCAGGGCACCCACTACCTCTGGCTCGAAGCGGTCAACCGGGACGGCATCCCCGGGCCCGTCACCGGGCCGATCGCCGTCACCATCATCTGAGGTTCTCATGTCGGGCACCGCCACCACCAACCTGCCGCTCTCCGATAGTGCCGACGACGTGATCGGGAATGCCGCGGGCAGCACCATTCGCGTGTCGATGGCGCGCCTTGCGGCTCTGCTGGGAACACTTCAGGGTCCTGCCTATGGCAGTGTGACGCAGCTGCAGGCAGACACAGCCTGGCCGGCTGGCGCCATCGGGTCAGTCTACGGAGGCACCGCCGCCCAGATCGGCGTCTATCGCAAGAGCGGAGCGCCCGGGTCAGGGTCGTGGTCGCGGATAGGCGACCTCCCGGTCAGCTCGATCACCGCCGCCCAGCTATCTGAGAAGGCCGCGCTGGCGGACCTCACCGCCGAGATCGCCTACCGCCGCGCCGCGATCCGCGACGCAGGGATCATGCCGCTTGCGAACGTCACCGGGCGCAACAGCATCACAGCGACCCTGACGCCGTCCATGATCGAGGGCGGCGCCACCCTGGCCAACACCTCGACCGTGGAGCTGATCCCGGCCGAAACCTCTGACGGTCCGGTGCAGCTCAGCCTCGACGGCGCCACGCCGGTCCCGGTGCGGGACGCCGCCGGGGCAGAGCTACAGGTCGGGGCGCTGCTCGCCGGGCGAAGCTATTTCCTGCGCCGCCGGGGTTCGACATGGCGGATCATCGCGGGCGGGATTTCCTCGGTGGAGATGCGTGCGGAGGCGCAGGCACGAATGGAAGGTGACCAGGCCGAAGCGCAACTGCGGCTGGCTGGCGACCGCGCCGTGGGGGTTCATGCGCTGTCGGCCGTGGGCGGTTCCGCAAGCGCGATCACCGCCGAGTTGGGCTTCCCGGAGGTACCGGGTGAGACAAAGGTGATCCTGGTCCCTGCCGCCGAGAGCACCGGCCCGGTGACGCTGAGGCTCGGGACCGGTCCGATCCGGTCCATCATGTCTGCCGACAGCGCCAGTCTCTCTGCGGGAGACCTGAAGGCGGGGATCGCTGTCCTCTTGCGGCTGTCGGCTGCGGGCGACTGGAGGCTTGTCGGCGTGGGCCGCAGCGAGATTGCCGCCGCGATTGCCGTCGAGAGCCAGGCGCGCGTGGCAGCACATGAGCGGTACCTGGGCGTCCAGCGCGTTGGCAATGCCAGCCTCGCCGCCTACTCGGCTTCGACACAGGTTGCTGGTGGCACGGTCCTCTTCAACGCCCCGCTGTCGTCGGCCGCCTATCCCTATCGGCTCCGCTGCCGCGCCTCCTCCGACGGGACGTTCTTCCTGCAGAGGTATGCTGCCGAGGTTTCGGGCCGTCATCGGTGCCTTGGCGAGATCGCCGTGCCGATCAAGGCCGGTGACAACGACATCGAACTGTCCCCCACCGCGCTCTTCGGAGCGGGCGAACGCATCGGGTATCGCACGGACACCGTGCTGGCGCTTGCCGCAGGGGCGACGAACTCGAACATCTACTACGTGGGCACGGGGGTCGTCCCCGGTGAGGACCTCGTCGATGCAACCACGCAGACTTATGCGTCGGGGGTCACGATCTCGCTTCGAAGCGGCGCTGAGGTCCCCGTCGCGGCAGCTCTGGAGAACGTCAAGCAGGATATAGCGGCGGCCGCGGCCGGAACGGCCGCCGTTGCTCAGTCGCTGACCTCCGTTGTCGCGACTGGGAAGCTCGGCAACGATCTCAGCCAGGGCTACCAGCCCTCTGGAAACCCGCCCGTCGGATTGTGCATCGTGCAGACTGCCCGCGCCGCTGCTCCGGGGATCATCAGCCGGGTTCGCGGTCGGATGAAGGTGGCTGGGACGCTCGTGGTTCAGGTTTTTCGGCCGCTGGCGGACGGCGTGGCACATACGTGCATTTCCGAGAAATCCATTACGCTCCCGGTCGGCGATTTCGATGTTTCATTGATCGCAGACCGTATCCCGGTTCGGGTCGGAGATCGTCTTGGCTATCGCACCGTCGATCCCGGAATGCTGACATTCATGAACCGGCAGATCCCGATCCTTTGGGGAGACGGTGCTAATGCCGTTGCAACGCTGGGCCAGACGATCCAGCTGACCAAGTCGCAAAACCATCCCTTTGCGATCGAGGCCGAAGTGGCTCAGGGCCCGGTTCATGAGCTGGCCATCCAGCTTGGGGATCTTGCCAGCGACGTGCAGCGCGACCGAGAGCGGACCGCTGCGATGCAGTCGTGGCCTTTCGAGCTTGTCTCCGTGGAATTTGCCGCGGCGGGCAGCGGCGTCACCACCCAGGTTCGCCATGCGACCGCGCCTTCGACCGAGACCCGCACGGTAAGCATCTCGACGACGCACATGCCGGCTGCGACCGGGCTCGGCCGATATGACCTGATCTGCTTCAGCCCGGCGACTGGCGCAGCGTCAGTCGTCGCCGGCGCCGAAAAGGCGCGCGGGTTGGCAGGGTGGGTGCCCGCGTCCCCGCGAGACGGGCGCATCGTCCTCGGCACCGTCAGGATGTCGGATGCCGGGATCGTCCAAGTCGTTCCGACGTGGCGCCGAGAACGGTCTGGCTGGGGCCGCAATGTCGTCCAGACGATCCAGCGCGCGCGCGTCTCGAATTTGCAGGCGATCCGCCGCTGGGTTCAGCGGGTGGAGGCGCGCCAGCCCCTGAAGATCCTTGCGGTCGGCGATAGCATCACGCAGGCGGGAGCAGGCACGGCATCGATGGCTGTCCCGAACGGCACTGGGCGCGACGTGGTTACCTATCTCTCGGGCCAGCAGGACACGACCGGGTATACACCGGAATACGTCGCCTCCGTCCCCCTGTTCACAGGGGCACAGATCGGCCGGACCGACGCCGCCACGAACCATGCCAAGATCGGCCAAGTCTGGTACCTCGTCGACGAGCTGGTGGCCCGCGGCTATCAACTCGGCAGCACGCTCGTCTACGACAACTTCGCCGTGTCGGCCAAGTCGTCGTACGACCTGATCGGTGACGACGGCGCGCTCACCGCCTGGGGCACCGCCGTGCGCGATTTCCTGTCCGCCCAGCGGCACAACCTCGTGATTCTCACGCACGGGATGAACGAGCAGGGCGGATTAGGGACATGGGGACGCTTGGCGCGGCTGGCGGCCGTCTACCAGGACCTCGGCGCGGACGTGGTCATCTGCGATGCCGCCCAGCCGCGCAGCTCGGCAGATCGAGCCGGCATCGGCCGCGGCAAGGTGCGGCAGACCCGTGCCCAGACGTGGCAGGCAGCAAAGAGCGCCGGGGCCGCTCACGTTTCGTGGTCTTGGCTTGACGAGGATGACTGCTTGGAAGGCCTCGGCATCGCCGACATCGACCTCGGGGCCGCTAACGGCGGCAACCACCCTGGTGTCGAGGAACTGGCGGCGATGGGAAGGCTCATGGCGCACGTGCTGCTGCCATAGCCTCCCAAGCAACAAGGAATAGCGAGCCCGCAAAGAGGTTGAGAGGGCATGAAGCCGGCCGTTCCGTTGCCGTTGAAGAGCCCTTTAACGGCAACGCGCGAGGACAGGTGTGAGATCACAACGACGCTGACACCCACCCGTTCAAGACCGGGGTCAGCAGGGCCGGACGGAAAATCGTCTGCTGCAAAAATGGCTGTCAAACTCTGCAAAAACGGCTGTCACGCTACAGCCCCTGCGGCTGTCGGAATGCGGCGGCGCCAGACATAGGTCGCCTGCCGGCGGGTGACGTGATCGATCAGTCCCAAGGTGCTCTCCTGCAGAGCGCTCCCCGGCGGATGTCTCACACCCATGTGCCACAGCCTGATCCTCAGGCCTAAACAGGCACATTATACAACGCGATCAACGACTTGGATAAAACTGGCTGGGGCGGTAGGATTCGAACCTACGGTACACGGTACCAAAAACCGATGCCTTACCACTTGGCCACGCCCCAGCAGTGCGGGGGTGTTTAGCGGCAGCGGCGGGGGGGTGCAAGGGGCGGGTTGGAAAAACTTCGGCTCTCGAAGCACGTTAATCATTAGCTCGGTTTAGAAAGCTTCTTCGGGCGCTGACAGGTCGGTGTCGGAGCCACTCCCGAACAATGACCATGGGGCGACGCTCTCCGCCCGCTCTATGCGTCCCGACGCCCGGCCAGCTTTGCGCCAACGCGGCATGCGCTGCCCC